CTTCGGAGCCGGCTTGGCCGCCCCGCCAGCCTTGCGGCGTCGCAGATTCGCCCTCAGCGCGGCTGCGAGCTTGGCTTCGCGCGATTCCGCGGGCGGCTTGCCTCGATCCTTGGGGTCCATGATCGAGGGGTGCGATGCGTCATCCACATCGTCAAGCATGTGAGCGTGAGATTGGGGCTTCACGAGCCGCCTCTGGCCCGCTATAGCGCCCGCCTTCGCCGCCGTAGCTCAGTGGTAGAGCGCATCCTTGGTAAGGCTGAGGTCGGCAGTTCAATCCTGCCCGGCGGCACCACGGTCCCCTAAGCTTTCAAGAGCTTAGGGGACCGCCACTCCTCTCCCCACATCGCCGAACTGCCCGCGGCTTGGCCTAGCGCCGCGTTTCAGGCGCCGAATCGCAGTGGCCAGTGTGCGGGGCGCATTCTTACCTAGGGCCGCTTGCGGCGAACCGCTTCGGCCTCAAGGGCATGCTCTGCTTCGTGCGTTTCCACGGCCAGTCGCCGGGCGGCGTCGCAGGCCACGATCTGCGCCCCCCGCGTCGCATAGCCGATCTCGAGATCAGCCTGGCTCGGCGCCTTCGGCAGACGATGCAGGGCGCAGGGCATGGTCGCCTCGGGCGGCATCTGAAGCTGGGGCGCAACCGGCAAGCTCGGGCGCGAGGCGGCACAGCTCGTCGTCATGAGCGTGCAGGCGAAGGGTACGATCAGCGGGGAGCGGGGCATGGGCGTCCTCGGAAGTCATGGCGTCTCTGTTGAGGCGGATTGCGGTCTCAGCCGCGGCTTCGCGCAGCCGGAGCACCACCTCCGACCGCTGGGCGCTCTCGCGTTCGCCCTGGGCCTCAAGGCCGGCGATGGCCGCCTGGGCCATCGCGGCGTCCACCTTCGGCCGTTCGCCGGCCGCACCTTCGATCCGGCCCTTCCAGTAGAGCCCCAGGGCGGCGGCGAGCAGCAGGCCGCCTCCCGCCAAGGCCGCGGCGCTCCGCGGCGTCACGGGCGCAGCCCCAGCTCATAGCCGCCACCCGGCCGCTTGGTCAGGACTTGCCGACGCATGCGCGGCTCGAACGAGATATGCACCCACGTTCCCTCCTCGATCAGCTGATCGAAGGGGATCTCCGAGCGGGCGATGGCGGCGCAGACCGCGCGGGGACCGCCATACCCATGGCAGTTGAAATCCACCGCGTGGCCGGTGAGGTGGGCCGAGGTGCGCGCACCACCGACGGCTCGGTTCAGCGCCGGAGAGCGATAGCCGCTTGTGACGGTGATCACTCTGTCGCCCAGCAGCCGCCGGACCTCCTCCATCCGGGCCGCAGTTGTCCGCAGCGTGGCCACCACCTCAGAAGGGGGCGTGTTATCGATCTCGCGATGCTGAGTGCCCACGAGTTCTTCCAGCGCAAAATGCGCCGTCAATTTCGTCGTCATCAGGAAGTCCTTGCGGGCTAGTCGCCGCGCCGCGCGGCCGCGGCTAGCTTGGCCCAGTCAGTGACGGTCGCCCCTGCCAGATACAGGGTGGCCATGATCACATTGGCTGCGATCAGAGCGAGGCCCAGCCACTTCAGCGCGCTGGGGTCATCCAGGCGACAGACGATGGCGATCACCCCGGCGCTGTTCAGCAGCGTCGTGACGTAGGTGTAGATCCGCCGCCAGAGCCAGCGGACCTCAATCGGCGGCGGCATGGCGCACCTTCTGGTAGGAGGACGGCGCGGCCGCCTCCAGGCGGTCCAGGCGCGAGGCGTTGTCGCTCCACACCTGGGCCAGGGCCCAGGCGAGCAACGCAATCACAAGGCCCCAGGAGCGGGCTTTCAGCCCCTCCACCGCGCGAAGGGTCGAGGCCGCCGCGGCCTTGATCTCGGCGAGCCGCTCCTCGCAACGCGCCTCATGATCGGTCAACCGCTGCTCAACGGCCGCCAAACGTTCGGATTGGGTGCTCATGGAAACGAGGTCTTTCGATTGACCTCGACGCCCGACGTCTTGGTCTTGCTGCGTTCGGACTCATTGAGCTGTTCGCCGGCGAACATGCTGTAGGGCAGCCCGCCGAGCATCGCGACGATCTGCTGGGCATGGGAGATGGGGGCCTGGCGATACTGTTGCTCGACCTCGCGCAGGGCCGATCCGAGTTCGCCTTGGGTCGCGATGTTCGCACGCTGGTCGCCCTCGTAAGCGCCCACGAGACTGGCCAGCTGGTCAGCCGCCCGCAGCCTTTGATCCTGGCCCGCCAGGTACTGGCCAACACGCTGGTTCCAGTCCTGCTGCGCCATCTGGGCGTTGGCCAGGGCGGCCTGCTGGCGACGGTTGGCGTCGTCGCTTGAAAGCGCCGCGCCGCGGGTGAAGGCCTGATCTCGCAGGTTGGCGCTCGTGGTCGCCCGCGCGCGCGCCAAGGCGTCTTCCGTCATCGACCTGGTCAGGGCGGCGCCCGAACCCCCGAAGGCGCCGGAAGCCGCAAGCTCAAGGTCCTGCTGCGCCCGGGTCCGGCCCGCGCCGTAGTCGAAGTCGGCGAGCGCGGCGTCCACCACGTCCTGGGTGTACGGGCTCATATAGGCCGGCAGGTTGTCGAGCAGGCTTTCCCCGCGCACCCTCGGCGTGGCCGGCGCCTGCATGTAGTTGTCGAGCCAGTTGGAGCTGGCCACGCCCCGGGTCACATCGAGCGCGCCTTCATAGTTCCAGAGCTGCCCGCCCAGGTTCTGGGCGGTGTTCGCCGCCTGCCCCTGCAGCCCATGGACGGGCGCGACCAATGACGTCGGGTCCAGCGACATCAGGCCGTCGATCTGGCCTGTCGCGCGCTGAACGGCATTGGAGATCCAGTCCGGGACGATCGGCGTCCGGGTCGACGTCAAGCTCCGGTCCTTGGTCTCCTTGGTCGAGGAGGTCTTGCTTTCAAAGCCAAAGCCCAAAGAAATTCTCCTTTTGTTCTCGCGCCTTAACGGCCGCCCGCAAACGTCACATCGAACATCGGCCGCCCGATGCGGCTGCCCGTCGGGGCGCTCTCTCCGGAGAACCGCACCCGGAAGAGCCGGCCGCTCATCAGGAGGTCCGTCTTCGCTTCGCCCGGCGCCATCGTCCGCGAGACGACGACCTGCGAGGCCTGCTGCGGGCTGAACCGCGCGGAGAGGGTCAGCGTCACCGGCCCGGCCTGGTCCTTGAAGTCGGGCCAGATTTCGCGAACCAGCAGGGTGCGGTCGGGATCGAGCTGGCTGTCCGCGCTCTCGATGAACCAGGAGAACTTGCCGCCGTCGGCCGAGCGGCCCTTCTCGTGGAAATAGACCTCGCCGTCGTAGGTGACGCCGATGGGATAGGCCGATGGCCCGGCGTCCACGAAAGCGGTCCTGGCCATGATGCCCTTGTGCCACGCGCCGGCGTCCGGCCCGCTGAGGGCAATGGCGAGGTAGCGGCTGTTCTCGTAACCGTCGCGCCGGTCGGGGTAGTCGAACCGCACCTCCGAGAACTCGGAGTTCGAGGAGGCGACCACCTTGTCGCCCTGGCTCGCCGCCAGCTCCTCGGCGAAATCACGCCGGATCGGACAGGGAATCGGTTCCGGCTGTCCGCCCAGGGCATAGCGGTAAAACTGCCGATCGGGGCTCACCCAGAACGCCTGCTGCCCCACCACCACCGCCGCGTTCGGCCCGATCAGGCCGCAGTTCCGGCCGATGCGATCGAACCGCCAGGGCTGATTCAGTGCGCCTACGAAAGTCCCCAGGAACAAGGCATCGCCGGTCCACACCAGCATGTACGGCCCGCACATCCGGCCCGCCACGATTCGTCCGCCGCCGGTCAGGATGTATTCCCGCGCCGTGGAGCCGGACGCGCTCGTGCTCCACTGGGTGTTGTTGCGGATGGAGGAATGCCGGATGCAGAGCGGGTTGAAGGTCCCGGAGACCTCCTCGTTGCAGCCCAGCGCAAACACCTGGTAGCCGCCGTTCAGCGGCGCCACAAGCATGTAGGTGACATTGGCGGGCGCATCGGCCAACGGCTCCGCCCTCGCCCCGGCGTCGTTCGTCCAGGCGAAGATCGTCTGGCCCCGCGGCGAGGCCAGGAGATGCTGCCCCCAGGCGCCGAACGACCAGGTCAGCGGGAAATAGTCCATCGCCGACGCCAGGCCGTAGCCGCCCATCCCGAACCCGCCGGTCCCATAGCCGGCCGAGCCCGCGCCATCGATCGCCCCGGCCGTGAAGCCGGCCTCCGGCGTGATGTCGAACAGCTCTCCGCCCCGCCACAGTTGCAGACTGGCATGGGTGCCGAAGGCGATGTTCAGCGTCCCCGTGTTGTCGGTCCAGGGGAAGATCCCGCGGCAGACCCCGGAGAGCTTCTGCTGGGTCAGGCTTTCCCAGCCGCCGATCGTCTGCGGAAGGCCCAGCCGGAACCGCACATTGGACCCGTCGGCCCAGCGCCCCGCAGAGGCGAACGTGGTGTCGTCGCCGTGTAACCCCGGCGGCGGTTCGAGAGGGATGCGCATCCGACGACCTGCTGCTAGTGGGAATCCATGATTTCGATTGCGGAGCTCCGCCGCCGCGCCGGTGCCCTTGAACGCGAGGGTCGCTACGAAGAGGTCGAGGCTGTGCGCCGCGAAGTTCTGCGCCGCGATCCGGCCAACGGCGCCACCCGATACGCCTTGGCGGTTCTCAGGCTGCGGCAGGGCGATTGGGTGGAGGGCTGGGGCCTCTACGAGGCCAGGCGTGACCTGCCCGGGCGACGGACGAAGGAGCCGCACCCCAGCTACCCTGAATGGCGCGGTGAAGAGATCAGCTCGCTGCTGGTGTGGTGGGAACAGGGCTTGGGCGACCAGATCATGTTCGCCCGCTGGGCGTCCCAACTGGTCGCCCGTGGAATCTCCGTGGCCCTGGTCTGTTCGCCGCCCCTGGCCCGCCTCTTCGCGCCGCTCGGCGCCCAGGTGATCCCTGCGTCAGGCTCTGTAACGATCATCCGCCAGCCCAGCCTTGGCGACTGGAGCGGCGCGCTGGACCGGCTGGCGGCATGATCTGCGGCTACATCAATCTTGATCGCGCCACCGAGCGCAGGGGGTATATGGAGGCCCACTTCGCCGAGCTAGCCCCGCCGGGGGTCCCGCTCACCCGGACGCCGGCCATCGACGCTTCGGAAGCAGCCTCCGCCCCCGGTGGTGCATCGGCGACCGAAAAGGCGTGCTTCCTCAGTCACCTCAAGGCGATCCGCGAACTGCACGACGGCCGCTCGCATCTCCTCGTGCTCGAGGACGACGTGATCCTGTCGCCTGCCGCGTTCACCGCGCCGCTGCAGGCCGCCGGAAACTGGGATCTGCTGCTGCTCGACGCCGCCATTGGGGACATTCGCCTTTGGCCGGCCTTGGAAGCGCGGCGACAGGCGGCGGGAGGCGCCATCGGCTTTCTCGATCTCGCCGTGATGCCGTTCGCGTGCTCAGCGGCTTATCTTGTGAACCGCGCTTCGAAAGAGAGAGTTCTCGCGGCCTTCGCGACAACGCCGATGAATGCTCCTTACGACATCACCATGCGAGCGCTCGTCCACGCCGGCCGGCTACGGGCCTGCCTGGCTTTCCCCTTTGTCAGCAGCATCGCCGCGTTCAGCGACAACACCTCGCAGATCAGGGCTCCGAACCCCCTGGACGAACTATCGAACGCCTTCCGGCGGCGGATATTCGACGGCGTGGGGGATGGACGGTCGGCGGCGGAGCTTGCGGAAGAGATGGCCCGCGCCCTCAAGGCTAGGCGGCAGTAAAGACAAAGGTTATCCGGCCGCGCCCCCCGGGCCCATTGAGGCCCCTACCACCACCACCAGGACCGGGATTTGCAGCCCCACCACCGCCATTACCGGACTCGATTGTCGCGCCATAGTCGTTGAAGCCAGCCGCTCCACCTCCGCCGCCATTTCCAGAGAGGGCGGAGCCGCCCGAGCCGCCGCCCTCGCCGCCTAGGCCAGGTGAACCGACATTGCCCCCATCGCCACCGCGGCGATGGGCATCCCCACCCGAGCCATAGCCACCAGCCCGACCATTGCCGGTGCTCTTTCCGCCCTGAGCGATTACACGAACTCCCGAAGGAGTTTGGACAAAGCTGTCACCGCCATCGGCGTTGCTACCTCCTTCACCGACCACATACGGAATTGACGTATTGGGTGGACAATAGAAGCGCTTTTTGGCGGCGCCGGCGCCGCCGCCTCCAGCGACATTCGCGCCCGATCCAACCCCGCCCCCCGCGCCGATCAGAAACACCTCGCACCAGGACGGCACCGGGGGCGAGACCTGGGTGCCGGGGCCGCCTTCGGTCTTCTGGAAGATTCCCAAGTACCGCGGCGGACGCCCGCCCCGCTTCCGCCCATCCATCCCCTGGGCGACAAACCCTCGAAGCGGCTGACGCATCAGTAGTCCGCCCACTCGGCGACGAAGACGAAGCTCTTGCCGATGGACGGCGCGACGTAGAGCTGCTCGCCGGGCGCCAGGATCATCGGATTGTCGTCCGAGTAGCCGAAGTCGACCCTGATGGGCGCGTCGGTGGCCGACACCGTGTCGTTGGTCACCGCCGCGGCGTCGGCCCAGTATTTGGTCTCCCCACCGTCGTTCGAGCGGAACACCTGCACCACGCCGGTCGTCCCGGTGCTCTCCTGGGGCATGGCGTAGAGGCGCGTGAGCCGTCCGCCGTTGCTCCCGGCCTCCAGCAGCAGCGCCGTGTTCGTCGGGCTGGCGGTCGGCGGATAGGTCGCCTGCGCCGTGCCGTAGANGACATAGGCAGACTTCGGCGCTTGCGGCGTNACGATGCTGTTCGGTGTCGTGGGCATTGCTGTTCTCCTAGAGGGCGACGGCGAGCGCGACCTGGACGCCCAGAATCCGCTGCGCGTAGTCGGCAAGATCTGTGCTCGCGATCGAGGCCCAGCGGGCGGTCTCGCCGTCCGTCTTGACGAACCGGCCCGCATTACCGGCCTGGGCCGGCAGGTTGCCGGCGTTGTAAGTCCAGGCGACGGCCTCGACCCATTGCTTGATCGAGGCCCCGCCATAGCCGGGCGTCTTCACGTCGACCCCGTCGGTGGCGATCCACACCATGTCGCCGGGGTCCACGGCCACCGACGCGCCTGCGCCGGTGCTCAGGGTGACCAGCCCCCCGCAGGCGTTCCAGACCAGATAACTCTTGCTCACCGGCGGCAGCGTCACGGTGAACGGCCCCGCCTCGCCGGTGAACTTGATCATCGCCGCGCGGGCCTCGTCGTCGCCGGCGTTGGCGGTGGTAAGCGCCGCATCGCCGGCCAGCGGCTTCGTCAGCCAGCCGGCCACGGCGTAGTCGGCGTGGGCGAGCGTGGCGTTCAGCTTCTCGCCCCACAGGTTGATGTTCTCGCCGGTGAACTGCAGCTCGAAGCGCAGCGACGGCGACCAGGAAGAAGGCATCAGGCGATCACGGCTCCCGTGTCTTGGCGGATCCAGTGAACCCCGTCCGAATGGGCGAGGACGTTGAGGTCGGTGACGAGGAGGAGCGTCCGCGGATGGGCCGCCGCGGGGGGCAGCCCCGCCTGGTCGGCAGCGAACAGCGGCGTGGGCGCGCCCGGCGCCTGCAACGCGGCGATGGCGTCATGGAAGCTCTTCAGCACGGCGCGCACGCCTTCGGGCAGGCCCGGCCCGGTCGGCGCCAGCATCATGCCCGCTCCCGCATCAGGCCCGGCAGTTCGGTCGCCAGGGTCTGGGCCGCGCGACTGCGAGCCTCCTTCTCATTCGCCTCCGCCAGGGCCCGGGCGAGCCTGGCCTCATAGGCGTGGGCCAGTTCGGCGTCCCGCAGGAACGGCGCGGCCTCGCACAGGGTCGCGAAGAGATAGACGTCCGGATGGCCTGCCAGCAGCGCGTTGGTCGGCTCGGCCTCCGACAGCGCAAACTTCCGCAGCATCCGCAGGCCGACTGCGTAAGGCTGGTCCGCCGGACGGTCGAAGGCGAGGTTCGCCCCATCGATGGTCCAGGCGCACGGCTCGCCGCGCAGGGAGGAGACGCCCAGAAGCGCGGCCTCGACGAACGGCAGGGCCAGCCGCCCCGCGG